ATATACCTATCGCATTACCTAATAGGAAGCCAGTAAGTTCATTAAAAATTTTTCTGATCCGTTCCTTTTCTGGATAAACTTTAACATAGCATTTTCTAATGGAGCCATCATCCCACTCGATACTTGCTTTGCGTGTAGCTCCCATCTGCCCCCCACTAATTAATTCATGGGAAGTTATATAAGAAGTATCGAGTGGGATGATGGCTCCATTAGAAAATGCTATGTTAAAGTTTATCCAGAAAAGGAACGGATCAGAAAAATTTTTAATGAACTTACTGGCTTCCTATTAGGTAATGCGATAGGTATATTGCAACCAGATAGTGCAGCTATCATGCCTTTAAACAGTTTCTTTTTCGATGACTATGGAATTGACAAGAATCATGAGACTTCTGACGTATGGGCATGGGTTACTTCTGAGTGCGGTGATAGTGTAGCTGGTATATTTCAACTAAATAAATCTATAGAGTCTCTAAAAAGAGACGTAAAAGAAACCAATACAAAATACTTAAGTGCACTTTCTTTAATTTGCAGTCAACAAAATATTCCTCAGGTTATTGCTTTTGATGACTTTATAGCAAACGATGATCGTAATATTGGAAATATTGTGATGACTGGTAACGGCTATATGGGAATTATTGACCACGGTGAAATTCTAGGAAGAATAGATTGGCTCAGTAATTTGGATGCTCTTGATAAAAATCAATTTTTCTATAACAAATTACTTTTTATGCTGGATCAGTACAATACTACTAGAAACCAGACCAGTTTTACAGTTAAAAGTAAAGCCGTTGATGCTATTGGAAAACACGAACAGGCATTCATTTCCATTAAACAACAGCTTCATATTTGGTGGAAAAATATATTAGAAATATCTACTATACCTGAAGCAGAACACCCAATTTATTTGAAACATTTGGATGAGTTCCTTCACCATCGCTGCAAACAACCTAGTGCATTATTTGCCAATAGAATAGGATTGGTGGCTTAAATGACTTTACTTGAACGTTTATCTAAAACAAGAACAACACCGCCACTAACTGGCGAGTGGATGACTATTCAATGGATTCCAGATCCCACTTCACGTGAATGTTTTAATTTAGGAGTTGTATTAAAAACAGAAACTGAGGTTTTTGTCCGCACAATTGATGGTGATGCTTTCAATAGATTTTCATGTATGTTTGGTGAAGAAATGAAACACCATGCCCAGCGCATCACCAAACTTGCTGAATCTTGGGCGCATGATGGTTGCCTTGAGTTATCTAGCCAACTAGTATTTGATAAGCATGGACCAATTCGTGGTAAAAGTGGCAGTCAGTTAATTGATCACTTATTTGAAATATCTGTCCCTTTAGGACGCCCTATTATTTCAAAAAAACGAAAAAATAGTGGTTTTAACTCATTTAATTTCCAGCAATTAAGTAACAACCTAATCGATGAATTGAAGCGTCAAGATAATGACGGATTTAGATTTAATAAACTCATCCCTAGCTCTAGATTTTTAGAAATTAATAAACAGAATATTCATGCTCCATTGCGACCTGAAGCTACTAATGTTATTGGGAATTGGGCTAGCGTTGTTTTTTCAGACCCTGCTAGAATTCGAATTGATTATTTGCAAGCAATTAATGACTTAAGAACAGCTTCTGATCACCTTAAAAAGGAGCCATATTTATTTATTCTTAAGCCTGACGAGGAAAACCTACGTAATCTTACCCCTTATCGAATAGATCAAATAGATGAAATTATCGATAAATTAGATCGAACGCTAAAACCTCAAGGTATTGAGCTACATAGTTCGACTTCTTTTGAAGGATTAGCAAACGAGATTTATACTTGGGAAAAAGATGTAGCCTAATTATATTAAATATTTTAACAACCCACCCCAGCGGTGGGTTTTCTTTTGTCTATTAAAACATAAAAAATTCTTACAGCTATAATTCTATATAACTTTAGATATATTTTAATTGCTTTTCTATTGACTATAAAAATAACTATAGTTATATTTATCTCACAGACATTAAAAAAGCACTCAAGACTTCGAACCCTTTGAGTGCTTTTACAGAAACTGCGAGATCAATTATGAACAAAACCTTATCCCCTTTCAATACCATCAAGATAACACTTGTTGTAGCTACTGTAACAATGGGCGTGCTTAGCTGTGGGTTTAAGACCTCACCACAGGCTGCACAACCAATAGTTGCCAACGTAGCACCTTCTGAATATCAGCTTCTTGCATTACGCATGACTGGTGATAACCACGGCGAAGCTGTTATTCGTTTAGATGGTTTCCGCGTTACTGCACGTTTTGAAGTTGAAGCATTTCCTGACAGCTACGGCGTACCGGGAAGTGAATTCACCGCTGTCGACGTAACCAGCCTTGATGAAGTGACTGTTTCAGATGCCCTAGGCAATCCATACAACGACTTCACAAACCACATCGATCATCAGAACTTCATTGCCCTCATCAAAGGCTATATCGAAAAACATCGTTTAGTGGAGGCAGGCTAATGACTACTTCTACTCAAAATAGTTTCTCTAAGCGTCTTGATGACGATGCTCAAGGCAATACACGTTTAAGCCTTGGGACTAAGTACCCTGTCGTTTATGTGGCAAAAGGAAAAGACATTTTCAAGGAAACAGCAAACGGTCTTGTAAAAGTCACTCTTGAAGAGCAAGTGGCTAAACCTTGGATCCGTGAAAACTTTGAACGTGAACGCACATTCCAACGTAAGAAGAACTTAGCAATCGCCCTACAACGCACACATATTCCACTTCGTGAACGGCGTGAGTACAAGCGTCGCGCAGGTTGGGTTGGTGCTCGATAGCAACCAATCCTCCCCTTTAAATAATGAATAGTGAGTAATGAATAATGAGTATTGCAACTTTAATCCTTGGTCAGTCTGGTACTGGTAAATCTACAAGCTTAAGAAACTTGGACCCGCGAAATGTGCTGTTAATTCAAGTAATCAAAAAGCCGTTACCGTTTCGTTCACCTAATTGGAAATACATCACACCCGAAAATAAACAGGGTTCGATTTTGGTCTCTGATAACCCTCAATTCATCATTAATGTAATTAATGGATCTAAGCGCCCAATCATTATTATTGATGACTTTCAGTATGTTATGGCGAATGAGTTCATGCGTCGCAGTTCTGAAAAGAGCTTTGATAAGTTCACCGAGATTGGCCGCAATGCATGGGATGTGTTCAACGCAGCAATTAATGCCCATGACCATAAGCGCGTATACCTTTTAAGTCATACCGAAGAAGACGCTCAAGGTAAAACCAAGATCAAAACTATTGGGAAGATGCTAGACGAGAAAATCACTCTTGAGGGCATGGTAACCACTTGCCTTCAGACTGCGGTGATTAATGGTCAATACGTATTCCAGACTAAAAACAATGGCAATTCGACTGTTAAGTCCCCTGATGGCTTGTTTGAAACTGACCATATTGAAAACGATTTAAACCATGTGGATGTGGCGATTTGTGAATTCTATGGCATCCCAAACCCTCAAATTCAAACACAAGACCAATCTGCTTAATAACCTAAATTTAAACTTGGAGTAATTTTCATGAATCAGCAATACAAACAATTTGGCTTTAACCCTGACTCAGCAAAGCAAGCAGACAGCAGTCTACGTATTGAAGAAGCTGGTAAATATGTTGGTGTGATTAAGCATATGGAATTTATCACAGCGAAATCAGGTACAACTGGTTTTGAAATTGAATTTGAAACAGACAATAAAGAATCTGCTTCATTTTCTATTTGGACCGAGAAAAAAGACGGTACTCCATTGGGTGGAGTTCACAAAATTAATGCACTGCTTGCTTGTGTTGGTGCTCGTGGTCTAACACCAACAAATGCACCTTTAGAGAAATATGACTTTGACGCTAAAGAGCGTATTACTAAAAATTGTGTAGTAGCCCCTGAAGTGGCTAACCAGCGTATTGGTTTTCTTCTGCAGCGAGAAAATTACCAAAATGACAACGGTGAATGGAAACACCAGATGAATTTCTTCTCTTGTTTTCACGCTCAAAGTGAGTTGATGGCCAAGGAAATTATTGAACGTAAAACTACACCTGAGGCACTACCAAAATCACTTGCTTCGTTAATGGCGAACCCGATCACGACACGTAAGCCTAAAAACAACAATGGTGGTGGATACCAACAAAATAATGGTGGTGGTTATGGTGGAAGTAACCAGGGTTTTAACCAGAACAATGGCTACAACCAAGGCGGGTTTGATGGTTATTACGATGATGTGCCACCAGTGTTAGGTACCAACCAGCAAGATGATTTTCCGTACTGAGGTTAATTGGCTATGAATGCATTGATTTTAGACACTGAAACTCACGACCTGAATGGTTACCCAATTGAGATTGCTTACGCACCTTGCTCTTTTGAGCAAGGGGTGTTGGTAATCAACCAAGGGGAAGTTTTTGATGAGTACTTTTCGTGCCCTGAGCCTATCGCTTTGGGCGCTTTAGCAACGCACCACATTCTTGAAACTGATATTGCTGAAAAGCCAAGCTTTGACACATTCAAAATGCCTCAAGGTGTCCAATACCTGATTGGCCACAATATTGATTATGACATTAAAGCTGTCCAGAAATGCCAGCCAGACTTCACGGTCAAAGGAATTTGCACACTGGCTTTATGTCGTATGGTATGGCCCGACCTGCCCCACACACTAGGCGCTATGTACTACCACGTTATGGATGATTTGCAGCTTGCACGTAAACACCTTCGACATGCCCACAACGCTAAAGCAGACATCTATTTCACTGGTGTAATTCTAAAAACATTAGTAGAGCAGCTAGGCATTAAAGACATGAATTCACTTTTCATCATGTCAGAAACTGCCCGTATACCGAAGTACATAACTTTTGGGAAACATAAAGGTACTGCCATTAAAGACCTTGATCCAAGTTATGTAACTTGGTTACTACGTCAAGATGACTTAGATCCTTACCTCCGTAAAGCATTGGTGACTCTATGAAAAAAGCAACTCTTGTCCACCCACTCATGAGTGAAGCCTTTTTGATTTGGCTAGAGAAGCTTGGATACAAAGGTGTGGCGCGTGCTGGTGTTATCTCTTTTTACCACGAGATCAACAATCGAAACTTTCCACGTGGCGTTATGATTTTGGAAAACGGTCGATTAAACAGACCAGCTGCCAAATTATTTGAAGAATTTAAGAAACATGATCCATTTAATGAGGTGGCGTGATGGAAAATAATAAATTGTGGTGCATAGGAATCTGTCCTGAAGATGATAGTACTCATGAGCAATCACCTGCTGCATCAAAAGAAATTGCTGAACGTGCTTTGGCTCGCTACAGAGCAATGACTAAAGCTGAAGGTAATGAGTTCATGATTGAGTCATTTGATGAGTATTTTCAGGTTCAAGAGTGGGAAGGCACAACCGAAGAACACCAGAAACAAATGTTTTATACAGAAGACTGGTTTAAAGAACCGATGTACCAGTGCAAAAACATGCAGCAGGCTGAACAAGCTTTTAAGTACGGTGAAATCGTGCACTGCTACAAAGATGGTGTTGAGTTAATTACTTCTGATTTTGATGAAGCTAAG